TTGCTGCTTCACTTGCTGTAACCTCACGTAGTATCAAAGTCTGTATAAAACTCCCAGGTTCATACACACCTTGTATTCCTACTAATCTATAGCGTCTATAAATGAGTAAGTCTGGGTCTTGTACACGAATAAGATCACGAAGTTGTAATTGTGGAACACCGCGAATTTTTAATTGCAGCATGTCATTTGGATCGCCATACCTAGTTGCTGTATCTTTTGCAAGGGCAGCAGCAAAGTTTGAACTCTGTATATAATCATTACTAATGGTTTGTTGCTTCTGATTATATGTTCCAACGGATTCTACATTTTCATATGTCTCTGAAATAGTATAATCAACAGTTGCCGGAGTACCACGTAGTTTTAAGTACCACATGTGCGCCACATTTGTCATATTATTATTCGTAATAGTAATTTGTGCGGTATTAGTAAAGGCTTCTACTGTTACAACAACATCACTCGTAATATCGCTTCCAGCCCCATTAGGATGGTCTAAGGCTTGATAATCTACTAAGGCTTCTGGTGCAGTAATAGATGTTACAGGATCATTGAATTGTGCAGTAACAACAAGCGTTCCTCCCGGTACTATTTCTTCTTCTGTTCCATCTCTCCAAATTTCTACTTCTCCTTTAACACTTCTTGGTTTTCCATTAACAACAACATAGTTAATAATTTGTGATGATTGTAATATCTGCCAATCTAAGATGTCATCTGCTTCTATTGTCCACTGCACTTCAGTATATGGATATTCTCTTGATTTCATTCTATTTTCAAACTTATATGTACCTAATTCATCTTGGTAAAAAATACCTTGTTCTGCTTCACATAACTTTTGTATTGATTGTCCAGCAAAATCTACAGTAGGATCGAACCCAACAAAGCCCGGCGTATTTAATCCTTCGTCTAACGTATAATTTGATGATCCAATTCCTGCCCTTGCTAAAATATCGGCAATAATTTGGTCAGTCCTTTCATCTGTATAGATAGATGTTTCTTGTGGCAAGTTATCCATGAAGGTAATGAAGTCATTTGCCTGAATAGTAACTGTTCGTTTCAATTTATCTTCTTGTGGCTGTAGTGAAAGAGCTTCAATAATAGGTATAGTAACTTCTTGCCCGTCTACTTTGAATCCTATAAATAATTTAATAGGTCTATTAGGTTTGAGTGCTGTTCCTATCGTAGCATTATAATCAGGAGTAAATCTAAGATCATTATTATCAAGAACAATTGTAGCCATAGCAATAGCTGATCCTCCTAATGGTTCAATTAAATTTCTTTCGTATTCAATACGCATGATCCTATCTGTTTCATCAAAATATGAATATAAATCCGCATCATTCAATACATTGTCTCCAACCCCTTGCACAATATCAGTTCCTCCGATTTTTGATGTTCCAATAATGGCAAAGTTCTGCACTGTTTGTTGTCGTGTCCACGCAATGAGGCATCGTGCAGCTATTGTCCGTACTGTAGCTGTACAAATTGAATTGAACGGAGTCCAAATACTTAATGATGAATTTCCACTTGCTAACATAAATTACCTTATGATAATACAAACTATCTTATATCACTTCTGTCAACGTAATAGTCATATTTTCTAAATACAATTCTCCTGAGTCCGGCAATGATCTGTTTGATACATCCATAAGAACGTCAGTAGCAGCAATAGGTAAGTTAGTTTCCGTTACCACAAACGATAAAGAAGTCATTTGTTCATATAAAGACATGATCTGTCCTACTTGTGCTTGTGTTAAGTATTGATATTCCAATACATATTGTTCTTTCCTGTTTTGGTATTTCTTTGTTGTTCTTCCAGAAGCACGAAGATTCTCAACAGCATCTTCTATTATGTTGCGAGTAAATTTCTTTGGGTTAGGTAATATGATAGTTCCAAGTTGATACATATATGGGTCTGTGGCTTAATTATAGGCGATTTAAGACACGTTTATCTTACCCGCCCATCATTTCCGCTACTGTCTTATGTTGACTCTGTGCTACCTGTAATAATGCAGCATATAATTGCCTTGCTAAATTACGCTTCTCTGTTTCTGCTCCTGCATACATTCCTACATTAACATTAAAGACAATACTTCCTCCTCCCCCTTGTCCATTCATTCCTCTAGGAGATTGTCCGGCAGGTGTAACATATTCGCCTCCATGAGCAACAATAGGAACAGGAGCACCAATAGGACCCGGCACTACTCCTCCGGCTTGTTTGAAAATTCCACTTAATCCGGCAGCTATTTGTGCAATAGGACCTAATGCGCTAATAACTACACCAGCAGGAATATGTGTCGCTTTTGAAATATCATTAATCTTATTTGAAATACCATTAATAAATCCTTCTACATAATTTTGTCCTTGTGTTTTTCCTGTATCCTCAGCCTCCATTTCTTGTTTAATATCTGCTTCTTGTTGTGCCGTATACATAGTATTTAACATTTTTTGATATAAAGGAACCCAGCTATTAGTCAGTGCTGTTGCTCCTGCTGTTCCTTCGTCTGCTTGTTGTGCAGGAATATCTTTCATTTTTTGTAAATGTTGTGCTAGAGCGTCTGCATTTTCTTGGGCATGTGTTTTTTCAAGTCTTGTAATTTCATCATCATTGGCATCTTTTTCTGCTTGAGCTACTTCTGACTGATGAGCATTAAGTAGTGCATTTTCTTGATTTAATTGATCCTGATAATTCGCTATTTGTTTATCGTGTTGTTCTTGTAACTTCTGTGTTTTTTGTGCTTCTGCTTGTGTAGCTTTATCAACAGAGTCTTGATAAGCCTCTTGTTCTTTATCAAGTTCAGATTGAAATTGTGTTAACTTCTCTTGATCTGCCGTTTTCATATCGGCAAGTTTTTTATCTTCTTGTGCTTGTTGCTGTTGTACTTGTTTAGCGTACGCAGTATTTTCATCATCTAATGCTTGTTTCAGATCAAGATACTTTGCATCGTTCGCTTCGTTACCAACTTGTCTTTCTTTATCCATTTGTCTTGTTAAAGTTTCTACTTTCTGGTCGTGAGCATCTTGCATATTAGACATAGTTTGGTTGAACGTATCCAATTCACTTTGCATTGCTTGTTCAAACGTATCTTTTTCGTCTTGTATTTGCTCATTAATTGAATCTACTTTGTCTTGGTGAGCTGACACCATACTTTCCATAGTGTCTGCGAAACTTTGTTTTTCTTGATCCATAGCATCCTGAAAGTTACTATTTTCATCTGCTATTTGTTGCATAAGTTGATTCTTTTTATCTAAATGTGATCGAATCATGTCGTCTAATGATTGTTGGAATGCTTCATTACGTTTAGCTAATTCACGAAGATAGGTAGCTGTCTCATCTTCCATAGCTTTTTGTGCTTTTTGTGAATTTGCAGAAATAGCAACAGCAGCACCATTTGAACTATTTTCAGCAGCAGCTTGTTGTTGTGCTTCCATACGCAAGGTATTATCCATTATGGTATTTTGTGCTGTTGTAATAATGTTCTGAGCATTTTGTACACCTCCTTGTACTGCCGAAATCATCCCTCCAATATCTCCTTGAAATCCAGCTTCAGCAGCATTAAAGGCAGCAACAATAGCATTTCCTAATTCTTCAAAATAGGAAACAGTAACTATGGCAGCAGCTTGTAGATTTTGTAAATTTTGTTGCAAATTGATTGCTCCAGCTGAGGCTTGTCCTGACATTTGATTTGCAGCCATAGTAAGTGCCGGACTTAGAGCATCTCCTATAACCTCTTTTAGGTCAGTCATTTTATTCTGAAGATTCTGTACTGCTCCTCCATACGTAGCTAATGCTGCCTGAGCCGAACCACCAAATTCTTTATTGAGTTCATCTAATATCAATTGTTGTGCTTTTGCTCCTTGTCCAGTCGCTACTAATTGTTCAATAACTTGTTTTTGTGCATCACTAAATTCAACACCATCTCTACGAAGATTTAATAAACCAATGTCAGGATCATTCAATGCCTTTCCAACTTGAATAGAAGTATCAATAAGTTGTTGTTGAGAAGGAATTAAACCTCCATTCATAGCAGTTGCCATATCAATAACTGCTTTTGTTGCTGTAGGTAATTCAGTATGTCCAATAGAAGTAAACGTAAGCAACATGTTTTCAGCAGCTTGTGCGTTTGTATGAAGAATAGGAGTACTATTTTCAATAGTATCTGCTAATTTTTGAACAGACTGTAGTGTTGCTCCTGAAATATCACCTGTGGATTGTAGGACTGCATTTGTTTGAGCATCAACACGTTGCTGTGCTTCTGATGCTTGCATTAATTCATTAAAACCTTCTGCTAACTTCTCAACAACGGCAATAGTAGAATTTATGGCAATACCGGCTACGCCAACACCAATAGCAAGTTTTCCGAATGTCCCTACAGCAGTATTAATTGCACCTCCCAAACCTCCTACATTTGTTTGTGCAGTTTTTCCTAATGAATTCTCAATACTATTTCCGATATTTTTGAGAACATCTGAGGCGTTATCTATTGCGTCTACGATTACTCTAACATTTGTATCAGCTATGGTAATCACCTACTTTCTGATGATTAAGTATTATTCCCATGCTGTAATAATATCACTAAAGCGATAACGTATGAAAGTATCAGCCCATTCGTTTTATTCGATCTTCTGCATTAGCTCTATGACGAGGTTGTTCAGAAGCAATTTCATTAATCTTACTAATAATAGCAAGATTAATGTTATAAATATCTTGAGGTTCTTCTAAGAGTTCTTGTTGCGTTAAACCAAACCTTTCACGATACCTAAAATCTAATAGTTCTTTTGGAGGCATATCTTGCCCACGTAAGGCAAGTTCAACAGAATATAATAAAGTTTCTACTTCCTCTTCTGTTCTCCTCCCCCAACTAAAAAAAGTATCATGTCTTCTTGTATAAGTGCTGGTAATAATTCAAAGTCTTCTTTTTTCAAAGCAACAACACTATCATATACTGTTCCGCTAATAAGCTTTCTTTGAAAAAATTCAGTAGTAACATGTTGAATTTCTATAGCATCTTTTGATTGATTCTTTCGTTCAAGTAGTTCAAGATTATCTTTAATAGACATGGACTCAAACTTAATAAAACAGTCCTTCCATTTTTCTCCCAGATAATCTAATTTGTAGACTCGTTCTGTAATAAACTTTGGCATAACTCACCTCCTTACATTTATAAGGAATTATTACATTTTCATAGAAGAATTACAAGAGGATTTAAGGATTCATTGCTTTTATATAATTAATAATACAAATTCCAGCAATAATAACAATGACTAAAACAACGGCAGCTACTTTGTTTCTACTATTTAGATTTTCTTGCTTTGCTTGCTCTTCTTCTACTAGCACTTGCATCTCTTTTTTAGTGAACCTATAGGAACAATTCTTGCAGACTTTTGCTTTCCTATCTACCCAAGAACGACAATCAGGACATTGTTTTTTCGTATCCTTGTTCTCTTTTATACATAATGCATGAATAATAGCTATGCCAGGAAAACATGCCCCATAGATAAACCAACCTAATCCTGACCGTCCTTTACTTTGTGCTATTACGGCTGCTATTGCTCCTGTAATAATTAATACAATCCAAATCATATTATTGTCCTTTCTTTCTTACAAGTTTAACCTTTGCTAGTTTACTTTCATCTCCTAACTTGAGCACGTAATGTAATGCTTCCTCATAGGTTTCAAAGTATTCTAAAATTGTTCCTTGATGGTTATAAACTTTGTATAACATGAAAACATTATAAGGATATATAAGGATTTTCGCAACTATCAATTTGAGGCTAGTATGAGGCTACATCGTTGACCAACTGACAAGAGCTAATAACATCTAGGTTATTAGCTACATCTCTATTAGCTTTGAAAGATACTTTTTGAGTAACAATTTTATCTAGGTCGTATGAAGGAGTCCAACCATAGAAGTCTACCAATGGTAATTGTACTGTCCATGAAGGATGTGTAGATGCTCCAATAGTGTCATCTGTATTAACAAAGTCTATTTCCATTGACTTTCTACTTCCTTGCAGCATGTATTGTTTATATGTTTCAGCATCATAGTTTAATTCTAAATCTCCTTCTACTGCCATTTGATTATTCAAAATATCTTCTGGTTCTGCCGTTCCTAAGAAGTCATCAATCTTAACATTCTTCATAATGTTGAAGTTAAGTGTTTTAATAGCAATCTTTGAAGCAGCAGATAGTCCTGCAATGTTAGCAGCAAATTTTACGTTAATATGTTTCTTAGTGAATTTACTCTCATGGACAACTGCCGGACAAGTAAGCCCTGTGTCTCTTGCAGTCTTTGAAAAGAATCCGAGTGTTGCCACAACTACTTTATCAAGAGCAGCTACAATCTTTACTGAATCTAACATTACTAATTTATATAACTCTGTGGTATTTGGATCAGTTACGACAAAAGATAATGATTGGTGTTGATTACTTTGTGAAATGGTGTATGAATGCGTGTAAGCAGAATCAGAAGGACCCGCTACAGAATATGAACCCATCATGGCATAAAGAATTAATCCAAAAGATTTTACTCTAATTTCTACGTCTAAATCTCCTTGCCCATATTTTGTAGTTACAAAGGCTTCTTCTGAATCTGCTAGTGTTCCTAACGCTCCAGTAGATCGAGCCTGAACAATTTTATCATCGAATGTTAACTTCGCAAAAGGTATCGTGTAGATAGGAGATGCTCCATTGCCTCTAACAGCTTCTTTAGCAAGTCCTAATTTGATGAGTCGTGCAATATATTTTGACATAAGCTATTTAGAATTATGAACTGTAGATATTCTCTTGTCAAGTATTCTAAGTGATGTCTACGTTTATTCGTACTTTAACTGTTATTTCTGCCATAATGAGTTCAACATCTGAAAAATCAAGCCATTTGTTAGGAGTAGCAAAGATGTTAATAAATGTATATCTGGCAGGAAGACTAACGCCAATAGTTCTATCGCTTCCTCCTTTTTCATTTTCAAGATCAAATAAATCAACAATACTATCTACTACTTGTTCTAGTGATTGGTAGGCTTTTTCAATACCTTGTATCTTTGTTTCTTCAAAGCATCGAATAAACCATGAGTAGATACGTTCATTTTCTTGATTAGTCTGGTAGTCATTTGTATTGTCAGAAGGAACTACATGAGCAGCCGGATAACCAGAAAACTCAATTTTAGGTGTCATTGCTACTTCCTGTATAGTAGAAATAGTTTGTAGCAAGGTAACAATTTGTGGGCGAATTACCTGATAAGACAATTTTTATTTTCCTTTCTTACGTTCAGTATACTTCTTATATAGAGGACTAAACAAGTAGATTTTATTGTTTCCATCTTTCTTTCTATGGCAAGGAACACAACGACTGACATAATCTGATAAATCTCTTAAATACTCTCCTGAAACATTAGACCATTCATAATTTTTATCTTTCTCAGTTGTTCCACAATCAATACAACCAAAAGCCTTTCCTTTATATCTAGTTACCCAACTATGTAACGAAGAATAATGTCTACTATTTTTTGTATTAGCTAAACTAATTTTTCTTTTAGCTTCTTCTGTTTGTCTAAATTCTCCTACTTTTCTAATCTTAAAACCACTAAAATCTCTTTTTTCATAGAAACCTTTTTCAGAATACTTACCTAAACGTAAATGTAAATTCTTCTTGTGTTTTTCTGTCCTAATATATACACCTTTTGGCATCTACATATTATAAGACATAAATTATAAATAAATAGTGCTAGGCGAAACAGCTTTGAATTCATCTGTTATCTGTTTGTCTAGTCGTATATTAACATCTTTTAGTTCTGCTACTTGTGCGTAAGCTGCTCCCATTGTCATAAATGGTCTAGCCCGCATATATCGTGTTCCATCATGTACATATATAGCATAATCTGTATTTGTTGACACTACAGCACTAATTCCTCCTAATTGTGGTTGTGTATTAATACTTGCCCGCAACCTACCAGTATCTACAGGTGTTAATTGTTTTGCATATCGTTCTACTGACATTGCTAACTGATTAATCTGCTTCTTTAAGAATGATGATACATCCATCCTAAAGAAAGCGTTAGCAAGTTCTGTAGGGTTAGGTGCAATACTTACTGATACTGTATTTGCCATAGTTATTCATTAGCCTCCTTTAATAAAATCTCCAAGTGTTGATTAATGCCATAATCTCTAGGAGTTACTTCATCTACATAAAAAACATAGTTACCATAAAGCACTCTATCTCCCGGCTTAATATCTTCACTAATATCAAGATACATCATCCAATTACGAGAAGTAAGAATACCTAGATTGCTTTTCATTTCAATTACTTTATTTTGTAATGCTCCATCTACTGTTGCCGTTGATTGAAAAGATCGTCTATTGCCACTTACTGTCTTTAATCTATGGATAATTAACCTTTTATCAAAGAGTCGTGTAATCATAGTGTTAAATTGATTGTAATGGGGTTAGAAGCCCCGGATTATTAATAGTCTGGTACTGGTCAAGGATTGCTATTGCTTGTGCGTTATCAAACATATATCCTGTAGTTCCTTTCACTGGTCTTTGATAAGTAATAGAATAGTCACCTATTTTCTCCTGATACAAATTACTTGGCACTCCTTGGTTCTTCCATGCATCTTGTGCGATTAACCAAACGGCTACTTCTATATCTGCTGCATCTGTATCTCCTAAAAAGGTAGAAACATTATCAAAACTAAATCCTGCTGAATATGTTACCCTATAGAGTCTTCTTCCCCTAAAAAGATAAACACCATCCATCATTTGTATAATGCCGGCATTAGAATCCAGTGTGTAATACAAACCATCAATAACTTCCCAATGATCTTCGTTTATTTGTGAGTTTCTTCTTTCTAATATGAAAGGATCAGTTGTTACTACAGGAAATTGTGGTAATACTAATGTTTGTCCTCTTTCCGTATCTACTTCAAACCTTGTATAGGTTGTCTTATCAAAAGTTCTATTTGTGTACTGATTAATGAATTTTGTAATAGCCGTAATAAGAGCATTCATAGCAGTAAGTTGTACCCCTGTAGGTGTAGTAATTTTCATGTATGCACTTAATCTATCAGCAGTCGTGTAATTCATACTTTAGATTATGATACGTTGAGGAATAAAAAACAAGTTATTTAGTTTTGGTTTGTGTGGGTTTCATTTCTCTTGTGTTGTAACCTTTGGTAGGTCTGGTATCAAATTGCGGCATTATTTCTCCTTCTCCACTATCAACAAGTTCATGTGCTTGATTTCTTTCTACTTCTTTTATTTCTCCTGTATCTTTCATTCGTATCTTTATCATGTAGATATTATACCACACAAAAAAAGACTCTTATTTCTAAGAATCTTTTTTGAGTCTTCTGGCTGACTAGCCCCCTATTGAGTAATCAAGTCATAAGGTTCTTGCACTACTGAACAACAAAAGCCTACAGATTTGTCATTTTGGCAAACGGCGTTGTTAATACTGCTTTTCCATCAACTCTCTCCGTTGCTTTAATTTCAAGACTGTTTCTCCTCCAAGCATCGCCACCCTCAGTTGTCGTTTGTACTGACATGGTTTGACGATCAGCGATAATATACATTGACCAATCTCCAAAGTACATTTCACGTTGACCTAAGAAGTTGTCTTCCCAGAATGGATAACCATACAGGGTGTCAGGAAGTCTTTGGTTTTCACCTCCACCTCCAACGCCTCCTTTACCATCTCGCCAAATATAGTCGCCTTGACTGTCTTTAATCTTTCGCAGTTTGCTTATTACGGCTCTGTTTCCAACGAAAGCAGCTTTAGGACTCATTCGGACTCTTTGAGGAACTGTGTCGATCAAGTCAATAACATTGTCGAAACTGATTGTGTTGCTTGCTGTAACTGTTCTCAAGGTCTCTTGTGAGATACCCTTTGGTTGACCTGTTCCGCTTCCTGTGAAGAAAGCTTGATCCTCTGCTAGTCCCATAGCTTCAGCGAATAACTGAATGATGAACTGAACGAGGTCGATGTTTGCATCT